GCGCCCGTCTTTGCCGCGAACCCGCGACATAGCTTCCCCGATCGCTTGGTCAGCGGTGATGATGCGTGTCCGCATGAACTCCGAGTTCTCGTAGATGAACTGGGTCTTCGCTTTCTTGTCGACCATAAAGCCGATGAAAGCCTGCGAAAAGCGCTTTTTGGCGTTGGCGCCGTCGTAGCTTCCGTCCTGGTTGCGCCCAAGCTGGTTGAGAGCGACAGGGATGCCGACAAGCTGGCCCGTCAGCGTGTTGATCGAATAGGCCAAGCTCGCGATCACGATATTTCGGCGCATCCATTCGGCAGGGCCGGACAGCGCGTTGCTCATCTCGCCGTGTTTAATGGCGTCGCCGCCAGCCGCGATGTCGTCAGCCCACTCGGCGAGGATGCGGTACTGCGCCGTGCCAAGCTTTTGCTGGATCGTGTCTTTGACGGGCGCCGAGCGCAGAAGCTTCTTCACGTCCTTGACCGCCTCGTAGTGGGAGACGTAGTGGAAGACCTGTTCCAACGCCAAGGGCATACGCCCGATGTCGAAAGCCACGGGGGCCGCGAACTCGGTGCGCGCCTTGGTCATGCCGGAGTAAACGGTCGCCTGCACGAAGTCGGGCGCAAAGGTGCCGCGCGCCATGGCCGGGTCGCTCTTGAGGTTGTCGGCTTTGTTGGCGATGGCGTCGCGCTCGTACATCATAGGGAAGTAGCCCCCGCGCAAGGTCATGCCGTTCGCAAGCGGGATCGACTGCCCGAAGATGCGGTCGGGATTGACGCCAAACTCGGCGCGGTAGATCGTCTCGACCTGCGGCCGGTACGCCTCGAAGATGTCCCAGGTCTTCTGCACCCAGGCGAGGGCGCTCGGCGGCAGCGCGTTCATCTCGGCCAGGACCGCCTCGTAGGACCCGTTGGACACGCCGGGGCGGGACTGTAGGCCCTTGACCAACTTGTCCGCGTTCGAAGGGTTGCCCATGTTCAGTGCCAGCATCAAGCGCTGCGTCATGTCCATCTTGAGGCCGGTGCCGTTGAGCGTCGTCGAAAGTTCGCGCCCCCGGTTCTCGCGGACGATTTTCGAAAGCTCCTCCATGTGCGTCACGAGCTTCGCCTTCATGGCCTGCTCTTTGTTGCCGGCGTCGATCATGGGCTTGAACACCGCATTGTACCAGGAGCCGGCCACCTTGCCGTTGTCGAGGCGACGCATCATAAACTCCGTCAGCGAATAGTAGGCGTCGCCGATCGCTTTGGCACCGACCAGCAGGTCCTTTAGCCCTTCGAGGTTTCTCATGTTGTCGACGATGACGCCGAGGCTTTCCTTCGACGGTTTTTTGATCGCGTTGAGGACTGCGCGCTCGACCTCGTCGCCTCTTGTCCGCTTGTTGGGGTCAGCCTGCACCGCGTCTTTGACGGGCGCCGAGGTGTTTACGAGGTCCTCGATCACTTTCGTCAGTTCGACCTTCTGCCCTTCGAGGGTGAACGTCGAAACGTCGTTGCCCTGCTTGACAAGCTGGCGCACGGCCTGGAACATCTCGCGCCACTCGGCGTATTTCAGCGAGCCCTGCAACGAAGTGCCTTGCCCGTTGAAGCCGATGTCGAGCGCAAGCTGCTGGGCCTGGGTTTCGTCGCGAATGTTGGCGTCTTCGGCAAAGCCGTACTTGACGAGGATCAGCTTGGCGGCGTCGTAGAAGTCCGCCGCTTCGTTCATGTCGGCACCCCGCTTGAAGGTGCGGCCGAGGAGCTTCTGTGCGAACTTGCGGTCGGCGTTCATCTCTTTGGCGGCCTTGTAGGACGCGCGGGCCATCTCGAAGTTTAGCACCTGCTCGAACTTCCGCTTGACCGCCAGATCGCGGTCGCCCTTGCGCACGGCGTTGCCTGCCTCGCGGGACTTGCGGCGCTCTGCGTTGAAGAACGAGTTCGGATTGATATCGTCGACGACCTTGTCTAGCAAGCGATCGCGAGCTTCGCGCTTGACCAGCGAATACTTGACGCGGCCCTGCTTCTGCGCCGAGCGCAGCGCGTTCAATTCCGCCATCAAGACTTGGCCTTGCGTATCCGTGTGCAGCGCTTCGAGGGCCTCGTCGATCGTGGAGCGGCTCGACAGGAGTTCGGGGTAGCCCTGTTTCACGCGCTCGTCTGCGCGCTCCTGGATCGCCTGGGTGCGGTCCTTGGCGTTGTACATCGCCTCCAGCATCTCGCGCGCACTCTCGAAGCCGTTGGCCTGGGCCAGCAACGCGGGGTCCATGCCGTTCTTGTCGGCCTTGGTCGTGAAGATGGGCGTCGCCGGCCCTTTGCCGGGAACCTTGGGTAGGCCGGGGAAGATGACCTCTTCGACGATCTGGCGCTGACGGGCCGGGTCCATCGTCTCATAGCCGGTGTACTGACCCTCGGCGAGATAGCGCAGGGCTTCGGCAACTGCGGTGCGGTCGAGGCGGGTGGAGCCGATCGAGGTCAGCGCCGCGTAGACCGGCTGCTGGTCGATTTCCTGTTGGGCAATCTCGCGCTCGCGCTCGTAGACCGTCTGGTACTCGGCCGTCAGCTTTTCCTTCTCGGCACGCAGGCGTGCGTCCTCGAAACGATTGCGGGCCACCTCTCGGGCGCGAGCAACCTTGACCAGGAACGCCAGATAGTCGGGGCGGCGCATCCCGGCGTCCTTCGCCGTGCGCAGCATGAACTGGAGCCCGATCTGGGCTTCTGCCAGGGAAAGCTCGGGCGCCTCGTCGGGCGCGCGTGCGAAGTTCTGCGGCATCTCCGGGTTCGGGCCGAGGAGGCTGCGAATGTCTTCCTCGGTCAGGCCCGCGATTTCTTCGGCCGTGAAGTTGGCGTCCGTCAGGGCCTTGCGCGTCTCGGGCGTAAGTTCGACCTGCGCTGCGGGTTCGGCGGGCTTTTGCTCGGGATCGACCGCGACTTCCTCGTCGACCTGGATGTCGAGGACTTCTTTCGCCTCGAAGGCCGTGAAGCCGTTCGGGTCGGTGCGGATGTGGTCGTAGAGGTCCGGCGCGTAGTCGAGAGCGTGCAGACGGGCGTGGGCCTCGGGCGACAGGATGATGTCGTCGCCGGCCGCGAGGGCCTTGTCGACCTGACCGGCCACGCCCAGGCGCGCGAGAGCTTCCGCCGGGTCGCCTTCGCGCTCGGTGATGACACGGATCAGTTCTTCGGCGGGGACGCGGACTTCCGGCAGGACCGACTGGGCGTGCTCAATGGCCGCCTCGGGATCGCGGGCGTACAGGGGCGAATTGCGAATGGCGTCGCCCGTCTGCTGCAACGTCTCACGATCCGTGATGGCTCGGTTGGCGTTGTTCTTGTCGTCGCGATACTGCTTAATCGTGCCGGGGGCGGCCAGCACCGTAGCCGCCTGGAAGGTCTTGACCGCAATCTCGGTGATGCGCTCCTTTGCATCTTCGTAGGTCAGCTTCTTCGTCTCATTGTCGGTGAACGCCTTGCCGACTTCCTCGCCGACGATCTGAACGACCTCCTGCAAAATCTCGGTGCCGACCTCGGCCGTGACCGAGCTACCATAGGCCGCAGCCGCGCGCTTGGCCGCCGTCATAACGACGGTGCTGGCGATGGCCTCGCCGACTGCCGACTTCGCAAGCTGCTTGTTGCCAAGTCCGAACGGCGACAAGATGACGGAGCCAAGGACGGTTTCGATACCCGCATTGATGGTGCCCACGAAGGGGGCGATGAATTTGGCCGTGCTGCGGTCGATCCCAAGCTGCTGCGCGTTTTCGAGGAAGTTTCCGGTCTCGGCTACGAACGTGTCGGCCGTCATGGCGGCGCGCAGGCCCACGCCAAAACCGACGATGGCACCGGGGACGGCACCAACGCCCGCGATGGGGGCGCCCAGTGCAGCACCGGCCGCCGTAGACGCGGCCACGGTCGTCGTGCTGCGGGACAGCGTGCTCGCCATCTGACCGACCACCTCGGCCGCCGAGCCCATCCATGCCGCGAAGCCGGTGTCGTCGGAGCCGTCAAGTTGCTTCAAGCGGGCGCTGAATGCGTCGAGCTTTTCCTTCGTCGAGGGGGACAGACCCAGGGAGCTTGCGACGGCGCTACCAACGTTGCCGAAGCCTGCGTCGAACTGGGCGATGGATTGCTCTTGTTGGTAGAAGCCGCGATTGAGCGAGCGGCCCAATCGCTCGATCGTCGTAAGTTGGTTGACGCTATCCGATGCAACCTCCGCGTTGCGCGGGTTGCCGAACCAGTATGCGGTCGACGGTGCATCGCCAAAGGCGGCAGCGTTGCGCTGCTCGAACGCCATACCCATCGCCTCCTCGGGCAGGGCAATGACGGCCTCCTCGGGGATGCCGACCTCGCGGGCCAGCTTCCGGTTCGACGCGGCTTCATCCGGGTTGACGCTGCGGGTGGCCTTGAGCGCGTCTTGGGCACGCCCAATTTCGCCCGAGCTAAGGGCCTCCAAAAACGGGTTCGCCGGCTGAACCTCTGCCGGCGTTACTGCTGTGGCGTTCCCGTTGAGCGCGTCGAGAAAAGGGTTGCCTGCCACGATTATTTACTCCCATCCTTCCAAACTCGATAGGCGTAGATGAAACGAATTTCCGCCTCGGTGGGAGATTGTACCCCTTTCGCACGCGCTGCCGCAATAATCAAATTGCGGTCGCCGGTCGAGATGCGGCCCGCCGCCTGGGCGAAGGCTTCCGGCGGCGGCTGGTCGAGCTTGAGCTTCGCCGCTGCGGCAGGAGCCTGCGACTGGAAGTAACGGACGGCGCGAGCGTCGAAGCCCATGTTAACGTCGGCGTTGACGGCGCGAGTGTTCTCGCTGGGCTTGCCAATCATGACAATGCCGAGGTCGCGAGGTCCGGTGACGTAGCGAGCCGCCGCCTGCGAGATAATCTTGTCGCGCTCCTCGGGGGAGACGCGGCCCTGCGGCGAGATGGCGCGGACGGCGTCGACTTCGTTTGCGATCTGCGCAGCAAGTCGGTTGCGGTCGTCCGCCTTGGCCGTCTTGACAAACTCGTAGCCCATGAGCACGCGATTGATTTCGGCGTTGTCGTTCTTCGCGTTGGGGTCGAGCTTGCCCGCCTGGGCGTCCGACACCAAGCCGGACAGCTTGCGGAACTCGGCGTCGGCTAGATACGTGCGGGCCTCTTTGAGGTCGATAAACCGCGCTTGGTCCGGGTCTTTCGCCTGCGCCTGATAAGCGTTCCACGCCTCCCAGTTGGTAGCGGCGGGGATGCCCGCTTGACGATCCAGGAATACGCGACGCAAGCGATCCATCTCGCCGGGGTTCGACAGTGCTTCGCGGAACTCCGGCGGCAGGCTGTCGGGGTCTTTGCCCGCGTCGACTTCCACGTAGGCCCTGCGGCGAAGCTCGCCGCGCGCAGCGTTCTCCGCACCAACCTCCGCTGCACGACGAGAGTTGAGCCGGGCTTCTGCAATCTCAAGGATGCGGCCCGTGAGCGTCTCCTGGGCCAGCTTGAGTTGCTCCTGCGGCGTGCCGCCCATGCGCGCGATCGTCTCGGCGGCAGCGATGCCCATGTCTTCAGCATCCTGCGCTTCCCGGCGGCGCGCACGCTGTTCGGCCTCGAAGGCCTGATTGTCGGAGGTGATGCCCCGCTGGCGCAAGGTGTAGGCGCGGTCCTCTCGTTGCTCTGCATCCTGGCGCGACTGGCGCATCGACGTGAACATGCTGTTCAACTGGCGCATGGCAGCGTCACGGACGGAGCCCTCGGACACCTTTCGAAGCTCGATCATGGCCCGCTCCTCGGACCACCCGTTCGCCTTCGCCAAGTCATAGATTTGATCGCCGACCTTCTGGCTCTCCGTGACGGTCGCCTTGTCCTGGATACGCTTGGCGAGGATGGCAGCCTCGCGGGCGTCCATCGACCCGACGTTGTCCTGGTAGAGTTTCTGCGCACGTTTGTAGTCCGTCTCAATCGCCGCATTGATGGCCGGGGCTAATACGCGGGTGCGGGCTGCGCGGACTTCGGCCTCGGCAACTTCCTTCGGCAGGCCGGCGCGAGCGGCGCGAGCTTCAGCTTCAACCGTCGCAATGCCGAGGCTGCGATTGACAACCGTATCGTCGTTCCAGAACAGGACAGCTTCGCTGGCGGCCGACTGTTCACGGGCCGCGCTGACGGCGTCGTTGGCTACCCGGCGCTGGCCGGTGACGTAGTTGAGCCCCTGGTTGTCGATCTGCTCGAAACGCGAGTTGGCCTTGTCCAGGAACATCTGGCGGGCTTTGTCGCTTTTGATGCTGGCGGCGATGTCTTGGCGCGACTTGAGGATTGCCTCTCGCGTCGGCGCATACCCGTCTACTGCGGCTTGCCCCTGGAGCCCGAAGAAGCCGGGGTTCTCTGCGGTGCCGTCGCCGCGCAGCAGGGCCGTCGAGTTTGTTGAGAAGCGAACGTCGGCCTCTTTGGCTTCGCGAATATCGTTGTCGTTCTTGATTTCGAGGGCCACCTGGGCGAGGCGATCGCCGGCTGCGCCAAGCTGGCGCGCACCTTGGATCGTCTGTGCAGCCGCGTCCGCGCCAAAGGCGCCGGGCGTGGCGTTGGGTACGGACTGCAATGTCCCGGATACCGGGCGCAGTTCGACATTCGACAGGGAGGTTACGCGCGGAACGGTCGCCATGTTCACGGTCCCTTCGTGCTGGGGCCGCCGAATTTATACCACTTGTCCGCGATCGAGCCGACACCACCAAGGAGGGTGCCGGCGTTCGCCAGGGATGCGTCCTGCTGCGAAGCCTGGAAGCTGCTCAACTGCGACTGCGACCCAAAGTTCATGGCGTTGGTCTCGAAGCCCAGGGCCTCGCGTTCGGCGTTGGCGCGGATCGTCAATGCATCGAGTTCCCCTGCCGCTGCGGTGTCGCTGGTGATGTCGAGGGCCGAGCCGGTGTCGACCTCGACGCCATTGCCGGCCAGGACCGTTCGCTGCCGCCCAATCAATTGCTGCGCCTGCTGGCGCTTCTTGTTGGCCTCGACTTCGCCGCGTGCTCGGGCGTCGTCGGCTTGCCGCTGGGCGATGATCTGGTTGTTGCGCTGGACCGCCGACTGGTATTCCAGGGACGCGCGCTGGGCGCCCGCCGCCTGCGACTGGCCCATTATCTGTAGGCCGGTGCTGGCGATCGTTGCTACCGTGCTGATCGCGGAAATTGTTACTGGATCAATGCTCACGGCTGCTCCCCATATGAATAGCGGTAGAACTTCTGACCTGTTGCCGGGTACAAGACCTCGGTCGACACGTCGACCTTGAAGCCCATCCAGCCAAGCCATAGTATAGCTTTCCTGTTGCGCACGTCAACCCAGTTGATGAGCGTGCCCCCGTCGGCGTGAAGCTCGGCAGCGAAAGCTTTGCAGCGGCGCAGGAAAGCCTGCTTGTGCTCTCGCAGTTGCTCCGTTCCGCAGAACCACGGGTGGGAATACCCGCTCAACAGTCCGGGCGTATGGAGGGAAATCAGACATACGGCTTTGCCATCGACGCGGCCAGCCCAGGTCTTACGTGATGCCCGGAGGCAGCGAAGAACGAATTCCCTGGGGTCTGCCTCGCCGTTGGTGGCCTTGATTTCCTGGATGTCTTGGGCGCGCAGGTTATCGGCGACGTGATCCACGTCAGCCTGCGTAGCGGACCCGACCCAGTAATCAGTCACCGCGAAGCTCCCCTTCTTCGAGCGTGTAGTTGGGTATAACACCAAGGATGACCATCGGCAGCGGGTGTACTTGGCGAAAGCAAAGGCGGCCGTGGTCGTTCCACGCGGGCGGGCACACCACGGTACGGATTTCCGTCCGCAAGCGGGTGGGCTCGTCGTAGTTTTCCGTGTCTCGATCTTTCATCTCGTCCATCTTCTTGGGCGAGAAGCTGGGTCCGAAAAGGACGCCGCGAGTATCTTGGACGCGCACGGCAAGGCGCCCGACCGACTTCTTCTTGCCGTCGATGACGGCCTGCTGGGTCGACTTGTCGAGCGTCTCCATGTCGCTGATATAGCGCAGCCCGATATGGACGCGGCTGGCGCGCACCGGCAGCGTTACGGAACCGCGCGTGACGACGAGGTTCTCGACGACGTTTCCATCTACCAGGGCCACGCAAGTGCGACCTTCGAGGTGGTGCAGACCGGACAAGGTCTGAACGACTTTGCGGGCAAAGCCACCTTCGATGTACTTCTTGAACGCGGTCGTGTTGACCGGCGCGCCTTGACTGTCGATCAGCGTGAAGGTGTTGGTCGTTGAATTGGCGACCTTGAAGCGGCCCCCGTTCAACTGCGCGGGGTTGGTCGGCCCGAAGATGCTGTCGTAGGTCGGGTCCCATACGATGTCCGAGATGTCAACGCTTTCGTTGTTGGCGAGACCGTGGGCGGGCGCCGTGACAACTCCTGGGTTAGCGAGCGAGACGCCTGTGATCGCGATAGGCACGTCATAGGTGGCGCCACAGTCGACGAAGAAGGCGTCGCGCACATCGACCACGTCCTGCGACCGCAGGCGCTCGACGTAGCGAACGGTCTTGCCATTGACGATACGCTGCACCACGAAGTAGGTGCGCTCGAATGCGCCGCCGGCTTCGCGGCCGACGCAGGCCACGGCGCGGAACTTGCCATCCGTCGCCCAGCGCGTCCAAGCGATGACCTCTTGCTCCTGCTGGAACGTCAGGGCGCAGACGACGCCATCCGCGCGAACCGCGTGAATGATTGTGTCGGGATACTTGGCCGAAGCCCAGTCCGTTATGGTGTAGCTCTTGAAGAGGTGAGGCGCCAGCAGGTTCAGGTCGGTGCCGGTGTAGCCGTCGATCTGGAGCGAGAAGCCCAGCGAGCGGACACGGTTGTTGCTGTCTGGCACATAGAGCGTGGTGCCCCCGATCGTGATCGGGCGCTTCCACGAAGAGCCCCAGGTAGATTGCGGCTTCTGGCGCAAAGTAGCAGCCGAGAAAGCGCTGTCCGTGCCCGCGTTGACGCGCCATTCGCCGCCGACCGTGAAGATGATGAGGTCGTTGCCGGGAACGTAGTGGCGGATCGAGTTCACTTTCTGCGAGGTCAGCGTTGCGGTAATGCTGTCGTCGTCGCGAACAGGCTCGGACTTCGACATATTGGAATAGGCGGCCACACGCGAATATTCCGAGGTGTCGGGAGCGTCCGTCGTGCCTCCGAATACCCGGCGCTGCTCGTAGTAGCTGACCGCGCTCGGGTACTTGCCTGCCCCGGAGAAGGGGTTGCGAGCGCCGGGCGGCGTGTCGCTTTCGTCCGGCTTGATGTTCTTGTCCGCGAAGGTCAGGCTTGTCGTCGACCCGATGAAGCCGTGCTTACCGGCGCCCAAGAGATATACGTTGTAGCTGACGGCTCCCGCGACCGCGCCGATAGTTACCGTGTTGTCTCGCGTCGTGTTGCTTGTGCCCGTAGCCGCAGCCGACCCAACGCTCTCTTCGCCCAGCGAGTTGACCGCCGTTACGATGTAGCTGTAGTTGGTCGATCCCGCCGAGTTGACCGTAATCGTGGGCGTAGCCGGTGCCGCTATGCTGGGCGCGAAAGCGATGTCAGTAATCGTCCAGTTGGCGAGGCCAAGGCGCTTGATTTCTTTGGGCGGGTGATTGCGGTGGACCACCGTCAGTACGTCGGCCGACTGGGTCCAATTGAGTTCGAAGAGGTCCGCCGTGGTGTAGGGCGTCACGAGCGTATAAGCTCGCGCGGCCGTACCCCCGGAGGTGTACGTCGTGAACGAAGAGGTGTCGAGGTTGGCGCCGTCGACTTGGTCTGCGAGGTTGAAGGTGTTGGCCGATAGCACCGTGCCGACTTTAACCCAGCGACCATTCAGTTCTGCCATGCCACCGATGCCCGACAAGTAAACATCCTCCCCCGCCGTATACCCGTGGCCTACAACCGTGATGACGCCGGGGTTGGCTTTGGTAATGCCGGTGACGGCCTTCGCCGTCTCCGTCACAAGCGCGTCGTTGCGATAGACGCGCATGTAGAGATTGCCAAACTCCAGCGTGTGAACGTCGGTCGTGTTGAACGAAAAGTCGACAAGGCGCGGAGTGTAGGAATGGTCCTTGACGGGGGCAATGAACTTGAGGCCGGGCCGACGCTCGAACCCGCCGGAGGATCGAACAAAGCCGTTGACGCCGGTCTTGAGGGCGACCTGATACATAGCCGTGTCGGTGCGGCCATAGAGTTCGGCGCCAATCTCACCCTTGGCGAAAGAAGCTTGGCCGATAGACGGCATTAGCGGCGGGCCTCAACCCAAGCTGCGTCGCGGGGCGTGTCGAACGCCTGGGCGTTCGCGTTCATGGCGGACGACAGGTTGAACATGCGCGTGAATGCGGCGCCGGCCGCGTTGGTCAGCGAGAGCTTCTTCGTGATGACGGGCGACATGCGCCACGCGAGGCAGTAGGACAGCGCAGTCGCAAAGGAGGGCGAAAACGCCGAGGCGTCTTCGCAGTCGAACGTGTAGACCAAGATCGCGTCCTGGATGTCGGTCAGGATCGACCGCGTGCCGTTGGCGGGCGCTATCTCCACCATGAACGGTACGGGGTCCGCCTGCGTCCCGGCCGGGTTCACAATGTACCGAGGCGCAATAGCGTCGACAGGATATTGGTAGCGGAAGTTCCAGACGCCTTCGGGAGGAGCCTCGCCGTGCAGGGCCAGAGCTTGACGCTTGCGCGCAAACGACCAATCGAACTTTTCCAGCGTCTCGCGACGGCAGGGATTGTACCACAGCTTCGCTTGGCGAGCCGGGGTCGACTTCTCGTTGAAGTCTTCGACACCGCCATCCTCGCCCAAGTGGGATAGGCCGAGGTTGGCGATGTCGAGGTTCGAAAGGTTAGCCACGGGGGCTCCTTACTTCTTGAGCTTCGGTTTGCCCGAGGTAACGGCAGAGGGGACTTCGGCCGCTGCGTGGGCTTCGGCCAAGGCGTTGACCGCATCCACCGAAGCCTGGGCTTCGGGCGGCAAGCTGACGGCGTTGGGGTCCACGACTTGCGGCTTCGGGTCTTCGCGATCGGCTTCGGTCACAAGGCGCAAGCCTTTGACGGGGACGTTCATCATCGGAACGGCCGAAGCCGGCACGACCTTCTTGCCTGCGTCGTAGACCTGGGCCGAACTCGGAATGAACTTCACGAGGTCGTCGGGGATTTCGACCGGCTCGACGCGCGAGGCCGGGTAGTACGTCCCCCGAGGGGAGTACCAAGCATTTTGGAGTAGCACCTTCGCCATGTTCTTTTCTCCTTGGAAGAGGGGGAGGGGCTAGCCTGGGCCAGCCCCTCGGTAGGCTTAGTTCACCGCGTCCGCGTAGGTGCGGAAGCTGTCGGGCGCGTCGAACGTGATGTACGCCGAGATGGCGCCCGCCGTCAGTGCCGTGGTCGCGACGTTGGCGAGGATGCCAAGGTAGCGCTCGTAAGCCGGGTTGCCCTGCGGCAACTCGAACACGTAGCGGTAGCCCGCCACGAGCGTCGCTTTCGGGATCGCCGGGCTGCGGACGTGTACGGTAGCCGTGCCGTTGGTGGCGATGGCCGCCGCGCTGTCCGACACGACAAGGAAGTCGACATCCGTGGTGCCGCCCGAGGTGAAGGCCGTGTTCACGTCGACCACGAGGTAGACGGGGCGGCCTGCGCCGAGGTCGCGAGCGGCCGTGCCGAGGTCGATCTGGTCGCCGACCAACTGAAGGCCGGTGGCGGCAGTCGACAGGGCCGTGCTGTTGGCGAGAGTGAGCAAGCTGTCGAGGATCATAGTTTTTCTCCTTGAATTGAGTTGCAGGGAAAGGCGGGCCGAAGCCCGCCCACCCAGATTACGGGACCAGCGCTTCGTCGGCGGCCAGGGCGTCCGTGCGCGCGATCGGCACGCCTTGGAACTTCGTGACCATGCGACCACCAACGTCGTCGACCGTCAGCGAGGAACTCTTGGTGCCTTCGGCGACCTGTTGGCCGAGGATCGTGCGCGTGTTGCGCGACATCAAGAGAAGCGGCTGACCCGAAGACAGGTTCGGAACCAAGTTCAACGCCTGATAGATCAGACGGGGAAGGTTGGCGCCGGTTGCGGCATCGGGCGTCAGGAGCGACTTGTCGATGTTCGCGATGCGGACGACGTAGCGCCAGTCGCGGACCACGAGGCCGGCGTGCTGGATGTAGTGGGTGCGCCACACTTCGGAGAGCGAGCCGGCAACGCCGCCGGTCGTTTCCTTCGTGGTCTTGCCCTTGTCCGTGACTTCGAGCCCGGCCGTGTGACCCTGCGGCACGAGGCCGTGGACCGTGTTCTCGCCGGCCACGAGCAGCCAGATCGAGGTGTTGTCCGTGCCCGCGCCGCCGCCGTGAATGACGTTCTCGGCGCAAGCCGCGACCGCCGTCGATCGGCTGTTGAAGCGAGGAGCCAAGCCGGTGAAGCGCTTCGGGTTGATGACCGAGTTTTCGTAGATCAGAGCGCGAGCGATTTCCTGCGCGAAGCTTTCGATCTGCGGCTTTTCTTCCGAGAGGCGGAACGCCGACTTGTCCTTGGCGATCTTGACGAGCTTGTCGTCGACTTCGCCGTAGGCTTCCAGGATGCCGGTGCTTTCCGTCACCTGCACCGTGGTCGACTTGGTCGGGGTGACACCCTCGTTGACGCCCGTCCAGGCCACGCCGGGCAGGCCGGTGCGGACGGTGGTCAGGTGGCCGGTCGGGAGGTTGCCTTCAACGAACGGCATGAAGGCGACGAACTCGTTGACGTTGTCGAGGATTTCGATGACCTTCGCGATGCCGCCATCGGGGTCGGTGCGCTTCGCGAGGTCGAGCAGGGTGGGGAAGTTGGCGTTAAGAGCGGGCATTGGCCTTTTCTCCTTTGCGGGTTGTGGGGATTACTTCAAGCCCACCATGGAGGGAAACAGAACGTCGGCAGCGCGTTTGCTGCTTTCGCCCGGAGACCCACCCGTAACGAGCTTGTCGTCTTTCGTGGATTGCGCGACCTTCGCGAGGAACACGAACAGGTGCGGGTTGTTTTGGAACCCGTACTTGCCGAGGTCTTCCCGAAGCTCTTTGGACCCGAACTTGTCGATGGCTTGGTTCGCGAGCTTGACGCTCTCGTTGAACTTGTCGCCCCCGAACTCGGGGTGGTCCTTGGCTGCCTGCGCCCAGTCGGCCGCTTGTTTGGCCCAGAACGTTTCGACGCCCTTGACCTTTTCCAACTCGTGCTTCGCCTGGAAATCGACGAGTGCCTGGGCCTGCTCCTGGGTCAGATTGAGGCCCTTGGCAACTTCATGGAACCCCGCAACGTCCTTGGGGTCGAGCGTCAGGCCCTCGGGCAGCGTGAAGTCCGCGTATTTCTCCGGCGCACCTTCGGGCGTTTTCGGGTCCGCAGCTTTCGGGTCGGCCGCTTTCGTCTCCGCAGCTTTCGGGTCGGCCGCTTTCGTCTCCGCAGTTTTCGGGTCGACCGTGGCCGACGGATCGGCAGCCGGCGCGGCAGCCGCTTCGATTGCCTTCGGGTCAGGCGCAGCACCCGCTGCCAGCATGTCTTCGATAGCCATTACTTGCGCTCCTTCCGGGCTCTCGCCCTATCTCGTGCTTCGACTTCCATCAGATGCGTAAGCCCGAAATCGACCTTACGCATCTCTTCCCACAAGGCCAATGCAACTTCTCTTTTACCCGCTTGGAATGACGCCGTCAAGGGATTTTCTCCCTGGAACGAAGTAGCGTTCATTTTCCCGTGTTCATGCAGGATATGAAACAGAACCTCGCGACCCTCCGCAGTTTGCATGACGCTCTGCAAAGAAAGCTCGTAAATGCCGACACGCGAGGTCCGTTCGGCTCTGACCTCTTCGGTGCGCTCGCTGTCGTCGGCAAAAGGGTCGAAAGCTTCGCTCATTGGGTATTACGTGATCCCTGGACGGCTTGCCCCTGGGCCACGTCCTTGAACGCCTTGGCGCCCGTCGCCGCAACCTCGGCGTTCTGGGCAAGCTGTTGCTGCTGCTGGGCAGCTTTGCGCGCTTCGGAGACTTGGTCGTCGGGCACGACGACTTTTGGAGGTGCGCCGACCTGACGAGCGTATTCGTCGATCGCTTGATCGCCGTCGATTTTGTTCATGTCGCGCACAATACCAGCCTGGAGCAGGCCGCCGGCAAAGGTCAGCAAGCGCTCCAGCGGGCCGGAGCCGGCCGCACGCTGGGCGATGGCGATGGAGGAGATGTAGCGCGGGCGGACCTGTCGCCCTTGCAACTCGGGCGGCGGCGGAGGCAGAGCCGAGCGGTCGAGCCAGTTGCCGCGTGCGTCGGTCGAAGCCTCGACCAACTGATCGAAGACGCGATCCACGGCGGGCGTAAGGAACTCGCCCTGCGACCGTTCGAGTACCGGCCCAAGCTGTAGCAGCCGCTCCTGGTTGCGCGCCGTAATCTCAAGCTGGTTGCGAGGCTGAATGCCTTCCATGGTCGAGATGGCGTTGAAGATGTCGGTGAAGAACGCTTGGCCGATGCGGCGCTCGGTACGCTGAATGTCGGCGGCCATCGCCTGCACTTGCGGGCGGACCTCGTAGATCGCCTTGAGCGTATTGTTGGCGTCCGCGTCGAACAGCGTCGAGCCGCCCGGCAGGTTGTCGATCTGCTTGTTGGCGAGGCTGGCCGGACCCTGGAGGGGCGGCGTGTTCTGTTTCGCGATCGCCTTCGCCATCTCGCGCTCCTGGACTTGGAGCATCTTGATGTCGCCAAGCGCCGTCATGCCGGGGCAGTCGGTGCCGTAGATGTCTTCCCCGGTCACGGCCCAGCGCGGGACGTAAGCGGGGAACTGCTTGTAGCCGGAGCGACGCAAGAACTGCATCTCGCTATTGTCTTTGCGGGAGTCGACTTCGAAATAGATCGACCGGAACTTCTTGAACTGCGCGCCGGCCTTCGCTGGGGCGTAGCTGGGGTTCGGCTCGATCAAATGGTAGACGGGTATCCAGGTCTCATAGCTGCCCGTATCGTACAGGCGCTTGACCTGGGTGGACACGTTTGCGAGGCCGAACTTGCCGACAAGCTGCGACACGGTCATCTCGAACTCGCGCGCAAACTTGTTGACGCGATAGTCGCTGTCCTGCGCGATCATGTAGCTGCCGACGGTCTGCGTATAGAAACGCGCGACGTTCTCGAAGTCGTCCTCATGCAGCATGCAGCCGGTGCCGAACTGGGCCAACTCGCCAAACATGACGGGGACCATGTTATAGAAGTTCGACTGGTTGAACACGCGATTGGTTTGCTCGCCGGTCTGGGCCAGCCAGATTTTCACCGGCTGGTATTCCATCAAGTCTTCATCGTCGAGGCCGAGATCGAACCAGGGGCGCGACGGCGACATGATGCCGGACACCATGCCGTTCGCGCAGACCTTGTGGGCTTGGCCGCCAGCGGAGTTCAAAATCTCCTGCATGACCTTGTCGCCCTTGTTGCGGTCGGTCGTGAGGAAGCGCCCGCGACGCGGGTTGATGTAGCGCGACAGTTCCTTCCAGTGGTCGATGAAGCTCTGCCGCTCGCGCCGCATCTCTTCGATCGTCGAGAACAGGTACTTCTTGGAGTTCTTGTCGACTTCCATTTAGACCCCCAGGAGCCCCTTGCCCGCCGTGCTGGTTTCGGTGAGGCCCTGCGAAGTCGTCAAGATGTTGGCGCCGCGACCGCCAGCGAGGGCTGCGGCTTGGCGGTTCGACGCACGGGCCTTCTTCACCTCCGGGTCCACCTCGGTCGGAGGCGGGGGAGGAGCGGGAGGCGGCGGGGGCGCTACGAGCGCCTTCATCGGGGGACCACCAAAGCTCATTGCAATCTCCTTCTCTAAAGCCGAACCAAAGTACTAGGAAAGCTACACCCCGTCAAGCGGGTTATAATCGTTGAGGACCTTCGCGCGAGCACCGGCCCCCGAGACGTTGAGCGGGGCTACCTCTTGCGCGAACGTGAGGGCCAAGGCGTCGCCCAAGTCGGGGCTCGACAGGCCGCGCTTCTTGAGTTCGTCTTTGGTCTCCAGGTGGATTTTCTGGCCGGACTTCGTGTAGCCGAAGAGGCGCTGCGTCAACTGATCCTTGAGGTCGGCGCCTTCCGATCCGGCACCCGCCGGCTTGGGAAGGCACAGGCGGCCGGCAAGCGCGTCGCGCATACGACCCCACATTTCGTCCGACTTGAAGCGATACTTCTCGCCGTCCGTGGGCTTGTTGCCGAACCCAACCTCAATCACGGGATAGCCGAGCGCTCGAAGCTGGTCGACCACGCCGCCACCGATGCCGCCGCCGTCGACGAAGATGGCTGCGGGGCGGAGCCCGAGGTTGACGAAGAAGCGATATTTCTCCACGACCTTCCCTGTCACCTGGACGGTGTCGAGGCCGTTATAGCGATCGGCGGGCCACGTTCGAGCGTCTACCCCGTGCCGCGCCTTGATGACGGTCTCGTCGTCGCCGAAGCGGGCAACGTCGACCCCGATGACGAGCGCCGCGTTGTAGTCGGTCGGGGGAAGCTCGCGCAAGCCCGCAGCGACCACGTCGGCCGTCGAGATGAACTGGGTCGACCCCATGGCCGGAAACTGACCCAGGACGCGCACCTTGACGATGTCGCTGTCGATCCCGTAGTCGTCGATCATCTTCTGCTGTTCGCCCTTGTTCGTGATCGCCACGTCGCGGGCGTCGATCATGCGAACGCTGTAGCGGTGCGCCTGATTGCCAAGGCAGTTCTCGTAGAAGGCGCCGGTATTGTTGGTCGGGTTGCCGAAGTCGAAAGTCATGGGCTCGCCCGTCATCAAGCCGCCCTTGCGGACCTCGAAGATTTTGTCGGCGATACCGGAGGCTTCGTCGAAAATGTAGAAGCTGGTAGCCGTCGCTGCGTGCTGCCCGGCGAAGCTTTCCGAGTTCTCTTCGCGGCACGTCTGCGCCGTAGCAAACCAGCCGGTAGGGTTGAGCTTCGAGCGCAGCGCCATGGAGCCTCGGCCGGCGCTGTAGTCGAACCAATCGACCGTCAGGGACTTGGAGTGCCAATCGCCGACTGCGGCCCAGGTCTTCGTGCGAAGCTGAACGTCGGTGTTTGCCGTGAGCGTCCCCTTCGAATAGGGCCGCGTGTCGAGGATGAATTTGGTGAGCCACGCCACAAGAACGGACTTGCCGATACCGTGGCCCGATGCCGTCGACATTTGGATCGGCGGAACCGCTTTGCGCCCGTCGAACTTGCGCTTGCGAATTTCCCGGCCCAGTTCCTCCAGAAACTCGCAGGCCCACTTGTCCGGTCCATATTCGCAGCCGTAGCGCGATCGCCAAGGCTCTACTAGCTTGACGACTTGAATGCTGGTGTCGTTCTCCCAGTCCCAGTTGAACATGACGTAGCCGAGCGGATCGTCATGTTCAACTGGGACTGGGAG